CTTGCAAGAATTTTGCGGTGATGCACTCGGCCAAATTGTTATGCCCCCTGATGCTAAGGGAGAAGCAGAAATTGGTACACTAGAAGATGGTGAACATTTAACTGTAAAGCATATTGCCACTGAAGGCGATTGGATAATTAAAGGTATACAAGGAGAGTTTTATCCTTGTAAGCCAGATATTTTTGAACAAACCTACGAGGAAGTAAATGAAAAGTGAAGTAAATTTAATTGGCGTAACTAAGCCTAGTGCTATTACAGATTGCCATACACCGGGCGACCTAGTTGCATACACTGCACGAGTTAGCAATCCGGCTAATCAAAACAACACACAAACAGCCCCCAAACTGCTAAAGTACCTTATCAAAGAAAAGCATTGGAGTCCGTTTGAAATGGTGCATATGACGTTGGAAATTAAAACCACCCGCGACATTGGTCGGCAGATTTTGCGCCACGCATCGTTTCGATTCCAGGAGTTCAGTCAGCGTTATGCTGTAGCAGAGAACATTGGTTGTGACCGCGAAGCAAGGTTGCAAGATACTAAGAATCGTCAGAACAGCGTTGAAGTAGACGACCCTGCATTGCAAGAAGACTGGCAGATGGAACAAGCTAAGGTTCGTAATGCTGCCGAAGCCGCATACAAGTGGGCATTGGATAAAGGTATCGCTAAGGAACAGGCTCGTGCTGTACTGCCAGAAGGTCTTACACAAAGTACACTGTATATGGCAGGTAGTTTGCGTAGCTGGATTCACTACATTGACCTACGTACATCAAACGGTACACAAAAAGAACATATGATTATTGCAGAACAATGCAAGAAGATTGTGTTAGAACATTTTCCAATGCTAGAGGAATATTGGGCAACCAATGAAAGTAATTGATTATTTTGGTCCTAGGATAGCTAAATCTAAGCTCTCTGTTGATGATACTAATGAGTTGTTTGAGATTTGTAAACTATCATCGATTCCTGTTAATAAGGAATTAGTTGGATTTGTTCGAGAAGAAGTATCCATTGTTGATGCGCTCCGAGCAAGTAATGTTTATGGAACTATATTAGAAAATATTAATCAATATATTAACACTGTTGACAGCGGCGCCTGGGAAAAGGTTATAAAGTCTGGAGATATAACAAATCCGCTAGAATTGCAAGCTGCTTGGTATAATAAGCAAGTTGCAATGGAATTCAATCCAATACACAATCATAGGCGCTCGGCTGATCTAGTCTGTGTTATTTTCCCTAAGATAACTCTTGACAATTCGGTGGATAGCTACTATATTAATAATAGCAATGAAAAGCAAACAGGTCAATTGACGTTTTTGTACGGCGAAGATTCAAAAAATGATTTTGGAAAATCGCAAATAACTGTGCAGCCCGATGAAGGAGATATGTTTGTTTTTCCTTCTACATTATCTCACTATACAACTCCGGTGTTAGGTGACAGTGTTAGGTACAGCATTAGTTGTAATTTTAATTTTAGTAAACTTGCACAACGACTCATGAGTACACTTAGTAAAAATGAAAATTGACTTCGACGTAGATATTGATATGCCTAACCGTGAGGACTTCTTGCGGTTAGTTAATCATATACCTGCTAGTATTAAAAACAACGACGGAACGTATTCGAAGCACAATACCGGTGTGTATTTCCAAACTATGCCAACCTTTCCTTTAGATGGCTACAGCAGCATTGACTATGACACTGCTGAAGAAGAAGGATGGTTCAAAGTAGATATACTCAATAACGGAATCTATAAAGATGTTAAAGACGAAGCTCATCTAACTCAACTAATGGCTATTGAGCCAATATGGGATTTACTCGAACATGAAGAGTTTGTAACCCAATTGTTTCATGTTGGCAACTATGCTAAAATCTTAGCACATTATAAGCCTACTAGCATAGAACAACTTGCTATGATTCTTGCATTGATCAGACCCGGTAAGAAACACTTAGTTGGTAAAACTTGGGACGAGATTGCTAAAACTGTTTGGGATAAACCTACTGAAGGCTATTACTTTAAGCATAGTCATGCTGTTGCGTATGCAGTTGCAATCGTTGTACAGATGAACTTAATTAGCGAATTAGCCTAGTCCGGCTTTCTAATTAATTGAATACTACGCCGCTTAATGCGCTTTCTTAATAAGTTTTGTAGACTAGTAACAGGGCCAAACAATATGTCTACATCTTTTGTAACAAACGTTCTGAGGCATTTACGAAAAGGCTTCATTTCGTGGTGTAGAAATACATCAATGGGCAGCATACGATTACTTTCCCACCACCACATATCCCCTAGATTTAAAAATTCGCGCTTTAGTTCTGTGGTTGGAATAAGTTCAACATCGTAAAAAGTTACTATACTGTTATCGTGATTAACCACAATCCCTACATAGTCTTTTTCTATATAATGTAAACCGGTGAGAAATTCTAATTCTGAGTAGTCATGTTCTTGCATGTTATCAGTATTTATAAATTACCCCTATAAAACTCACTGTTATTGGACAGACTATTCTGATAAATACAAGTATGAACAGTGACTACAAACTATATCTTTACGACACATCTATTGATTTAGTTGTATCGTCAACTAGTATTTATGTGGACAACAAGCCTATGAACAACAGAATTCTGAGCGCACACAAGGGCGTAAGCAACGAGATCTATTTTAATATTAGAAATAGAGATAGAAAACTGCAAAATGTGTTTTCTGATACACTAAGGGCGTATATAATTGACCCAGGATCTAAAAAGAGATTGCTAACTAAAGTACTAGAACATACGTCTGATGTAGGTATTGTTAAACTAGTATTGGTAGAAGGCGACCTAACTAACCTAGACGCAGGATTATACCAAGTACACATTACTCGTTCAACCCAAGAAGATACAGATTTACCTGTATATGTTGATCAGAACAATAATGTAAAATTTGATATTAAAATAACCGATCAGACCAGTGTTGAGCCAGTGGCCACTCAAGAAGAAGCGGTGTTTAGTCAACTAGCTAACACAGCATTAGGAGACAGTTCAAATGTGTTTGTGAGTAGCGCACTATACGGAAACCTAGATCATAACTTTGTTAATGCACAGCATAGCATAGCATTATACACTACTTCATACACCGGAAACATTACGATACAAGGCAGTTGCTTACAAGGTGTTCCTGATACTGATGATGTAAGTAAGGATTGGTTCAACATTACGACTCTTGCGCTAAGTAACAGCAGCGTAATTACCCACAGAACTTTCAGTGTGAACGTAAACTGGATCCGAGTGATACATACTCCCGACAATAGCTCGGGTACAATAGATAAAGTATTGCTTCGAAATTAACACTTGACTTTTTGTTAGAAACCTGTATAATACTATTATGGATCTAGATTCTATAGTAGAAAGCGTACATCGGTTACTGCTTGACAATTTGCCCCTCCGTGCCACCAGAACTTCTAGTGGGTGGCATACTTTCAATTGTCCGATGTGTTCAGATAAACGTAAGCGATCCGGGGTAATCACCAGCGGCGCAAAAATATCTTTTAACTGCTTTAACTGTAAATACACAACTGGTTGGAGCCCTAACCCATATATTGGACAAAAGTTTAAAGACTTGGCAATTAGGTTAGGCGCATCCGAGTCGGCTATACACAGCGTACAAGTTGACCTCATGCGCTGCCAAGAAGAACTAGAAGGGTTGGAAACAGAAGGATATGTTTACAATCTTTCAAAGTTTGAAACTGTTGAACTTCCTGATGATGTGCAGATGATTGAAGACTTGCCGGTAGATCATGATGTGCGGCAGTATGCAAGACAGCGAGGACTAGAAGGGATATATCCCCTACTATACTTCCCCAACGATCCTTTGTATGCGAAACGTTTAGTCGTACCATTCACTTTTAACGGCGAAGTAATAGGCTGGACAGGCAGGCACATCGCCCCACCGGATAAAGCTACTCCTAAATATCTACACAAGCTGCCTCCGGGTTATGTGTTTAACATTGACCGTTTTGCAGACAGTGACAGAGAAATTGTTATTGTGGTAGAGGGTGTGTTTGATGCAATCGGCATTGATGGCATTGCTGTAATGGGAAATCATGTTACGCCTGAACAAGCACACTTAATTGAGCGATTAGGTAAGCGAGTGATACTATGTCCGGACAGAGATAAAGCAGGTAAAGAGTTAATTGATGAGGCACTAGCATTAGACTGGGAAGTAAGTTTCCCGCCTTGGCATAAAGATGTTAAAGATGCTGCTGATGCAGTAGCTAAATATGGTAGGCTGCTTACTATTGCTAGCATTATAAAACATGCCACAGACAACAAAATTAAAGCACAGGTTAAGGCTAAAATGTTATGAAGTTATTTGTTAACGGCTGTAGCTTTACTCACGGACACAGGGACTGGGGCGATAGTATGTTGCCGCCAGCTTGGGTGTGGTCTAATGTAATGTCTGATAGGTTTGACGAGACTGTTAACTTAGCATGGCAAGGGGGAAGCAACCACAGAGTTGTTCGAACCACACTAGAATTTTTTGACAACATTAAAGATCCCAGTGATTGGCTAGCAATTATTCAGTGGACTACTCCGTATAGTAGAACTGAGTTATATGATGCAGAAACTAACACATATTTTGGTTATTGCGAAGGCTCACCTGATCCGGTTTTTGATCTAACAGCAAACACAAAGTTTGTTACTATACCAAAAGATTTTTATAGAACCATTGAGTTATATAAGCAGACTGCTATCATCCGATCGCATACAGTGCTAGAATCTAATTTTATATATCAGAATTTTTTGTTATCAGAATATTTTAAAAGGCGTGGTATAAAGTTTGTGTTTATGTCGTTGTCGTCACACTCGTTTATTCACCCAGAAAATAATCACCCGCTGGTTAAATATTTGTCTAGAGAACATTATTTAGATACAACCCTAACTTCATTTATTAATCCGAGCACTAAACACCTTATCGAAAGCGACACTGACTATCATCCTAATAAAGCGGGTCATAAGGTCGTAGCAAACTATATAACTAAAGAACTTGAGACGAGAAACTATCTATGAGCGATGTAAAAGATTACACAGAAGAAGTACAAGAACTGTTTATTAGATTTTTGATCAGCGACGCAGACTTGTTTGCTCGCTGTCAGAATATTGTTCATAGCGAATTCTTTAATCGTAAGTTTAAGCCCACAGTGGATTTGTTAGTAAGTCACAGTACTAACTATACTAGTATTCCTACTATTGAGCAAATCAATGCAGTAGGCGGACTTAAGCTAGAGAAGATTGAAAACGTAACGCCGGATCACCAGAACTGGTTTATGGATGAGTTCGAAACTTTCTGCAGGCACAAGGCGCTAGAAAAGGCAATTATTGACAGCACTGACTTGTTGGAAAAGCAACGTTACGGTGAAGTTGAAACTAAGATCAAGGCTGCAACACAGCTAGGCTTAGTTAAGGACTTAGGCTTAGATTACTTTGCTAATCCAAAGGAACGATTAGAGTGGATCAAACAGCAAGCTGGGGCAATCAGCAGTGGTTGGAAAGGCATTGACCAGAAACTGTATGGCGGACTTAACCGAGGTGAGATCACAATCTTCGCCGGCGGATCTGGTGCAGGTAAAAGTTTGTTCTTACAAAACTTTGGTGTTAACTGGAGCCTTGCAGGACTTAATGTTGTTTACATCAGCTTAGAGCTTAGTGAGCAACTTATCAGTATGCGACTAGACAGTATGGTAAGTGGTTACGCCGCGAAGGAAATTATGCGTAACGTAGATGATGTTGATCTTAAAGTACGTATGAAGGGTAAAGGCGCAGGTAAGTTCCGTGTAAAGCAAATGCCCAGCGGCATTAATGCCAACGACATTAGGGCATTCTTGCGTGAGTACGAAATTCAAAGCGGTGTTAAAGTTGACGCATTACTAGTGGACTACTTAGATCTCATGATGCCCATTGCTGCAAAGATCAGCGCAGAGAACTTATTCGTTAAGGACAAGTATGTGTCTGAAGAGTTGCGTAACTTGGCTATGGAACGTAACATGCTGTTAGTAACTGCATCGCAGTTAAATCGTGCAGCAGTTGAGGAAATTGAATTTGACCATAGTCACATTGCTGGTGGTATCAGTAAGATCAATACAGCAGATAACGTAGTGGGCATCTTTACTAGCAACGCTATGCGTGAGCGTGGCCGCTATCAGATTCAGTTTATGAAAACACGTAGCAGTAGCGGTGTAGGCAGCAAAGTAGACCTTAAATTTAATCCAGATACACTGCGTATTGAGGACTTAGAAGAAGGTGATGAGGACGCTCAAACTGTTACTAGTACTGGGCTAATAGATCAGCTTAAGCGCAGTGGTAGTATTAAAGCAGATGAGCCAGCCGCCGCGGACACAGTAAGTCAAAGCCTACAGCTTCGTGACTTCCTAAAAGCTAAAAAGTGATAAATACTTACACTAACGCTTTAGAGGAAAGTTATGAGCAAGTATCGTAGCATTATTGAAGAACTCAATC